GTATGAATCATTTCTATAGATATTGGCATGATGCTGAAAGAAAGAAGAATGAATATGTTCCTACTGATGTTCATTGGTCTCAAGTTCCAGGAAGAGATGCTGAATGGAAGAGACAAACTATTGCTAACACATCAGAACAGCAGTTTAAAATTGAGTTTGAATGTGAGTTCTTAGGTTCTGTCAATACACTGATTAGTGCCACTAAACTTAGAAATTTGGTATATGAAGAACCACTTAAAAGAAATGCTGGTTTAGATATTTTTGAAAATCCAATTAAAGATCATAATTATATTATAACTGTTGATGTTGCCAGAGGATTAGGAAATGATTATTCTGCGTTTATAATTTTCGATACTACAGAGTTTCCATATAAGGTAGTTGCTAAGTATAGGAATAATGAAATTAAACCTATGTTGTTCCCTAACATCATACATGATGTTGCAAGGGGATACAATCAAGCATTCTTATTAATTGAAGTAAATGATATTGGAGATCAAGTAGCTTCTATTTTAAATTATGATTTAGAATATGATAATCTTTTAATGGCTACAATGAGAGGTAGAAATGGTCAGATTGTAGGTCAAGGTTTTTCGGGTAAGAAAACACAACTTGGTGTTAGAATGACATCAGCAGTTAAGAAGTTGGGTTGTTCAAACCTTAAGACTTTAATGGAAGATGATAAGTTACTTACTGTTGATTATGATATCATCGCAGAATTAACTACATTTGCACAAAAAGCAAATTCTTTTGAAGCAGAAGAAGGATGTAATGATGACTTAGCTATGTGTCTGGTAATATTTTCTTGGTTAGTTTGTCAAGATTATTTTAAAGAAATGTCTGATCAGGATGTTCGTAAGAGAATCTATGATGAACAAAAAAATCAGATAGAACAGGATATGGCTCCATTTGGATTTATTTCTGATGGGTTTGAGGATATGGATAGTTTTGTCGATGAGGATGGAGATAGATGGCACACTGATGAATATGGAGATAGATCCTACATGTGGGACTATCGATGAAAAAATGCATGTAAAAAAGATAATTTAATAAATATTTCTAGAATAAATTTGGACTGCGAGGGGAAAACAAGATGCCATTAAATTTAGCATCTCCTGGAATTCTGGTAAGGGAAGTTGATTTAACACTTGGGAGAATTGACCCAACTACCGATAAGATAGGTGGAATAGTAGGGCCTTTTGCAAAAGGACCAGTAGGGACACCTACACTAACAAATACTGAAAACGATTTACTTAACAATTTTGGGCAACCATATTCAACTGATAAACAGTATGAAACATGGTTAACTGCATCATCATATTTACAATATGGTGGAATATTAAATGTAGTTAGGGCAGATGATGTAGGTCTTAGAAATGGTTTCGTGGGTACTGCTACTAGTGTTAAGATTAAAAGCGTAGAGCATTATGAAGAACTGGGATATGAAACTAATGTTCTTACGGGTGTAACTGTTGCCGCACAGAATCCAGGATCTTGGTCAAATGGAGTTAAAGTTGCAATTATTGATGGTAAGGCAGATCAAATTTTGGATGTAAGTACAACTGGTATTTCTTCCTTTGTTCCAGCAATTAATAATAGAAATGGTGTTTTAGTTGGTTCTGCATCTACTATTGGAATCGTCACAACATCAATTGCTGTAGGACAAGAAGTTGTTTGTGATGTTGCAGGGGTTCTTCCTGAGACTACAAAGGTTACAGTTATTGCTGCTGGTGTTATCACTTTGGATAAAGCATCTTTATCTTCTGTGGATGTAACAACAACATTTGATATTGGTGCCACTGCTACTACTGCTAAACCATTAGCGATTGGTTATGGTGTAACTCAGGCAGTTCCAGCAGGAACTGTAGTTTCTAGAACTGGAGTTGGTGCTGGAAAAACTGAACTTTTAGATGGATACTTCAAAGGAATTGTTACTGAAGTTGAATCTGGAAAAGCTTCAGTTAAGTTCATAAGTCATGTTTCTGGTTTAGGAACAGAGACTGTAAAGGATTACAACAGCATCTACAAGTTTGGAACTGTAGGAGATGTTACTTTCCATGATGACAGTGCTACTGGATATGGTGTAACATCTGTCAGTGCACAAAAAGATTGGTTCGATTCACAACAACTTGAAGTTTCTACTGCAACTGTCGGTGGAGCAACTACAACTGTTACTATAAATTGGAATAGTCTTGCAGAGCGTCCTACTACATCAGAGTATGTAGCTGCACGAGGTGGAAGATTTGATGAACTTCATGTTGTTGTACTTGATGCAAAAGGAACTATTACAGGAAATGCAGGATCAATTTTAGAGAAGCATTTAAATCTTTCTAAAGCAACTGATGCAACATTCTCTGTTGGATCAGATTCTTATTGGAGAAAATACTTAGAAACTTCTTCAGAATATATCTTTGGATTAAATCAACCTACAGGAGTTACAACTACTGGATTTGGTAGTGGTAGTGGTGGATTTAAACCTTTCGCAGATTATGCTTGGGATCAAGAAGCTGAAGGAATTATCTTTGGTGGTGGTGGAGTAGTTAATGGTACTTTATCTGGTGGTTTAGATTATGCTGGTATTGGTACCATCACAGAAACTGGAGCACTTGATTGTGGATTAGATGATTTAGTTGGTGGGTATACATTATTTGAGAATGATACTGCAGTTGATGTAGATTTCTTACTTCAAGGATCTTCTAAGGGTGGTAAAGATGATACTACTGCATTAGCAAGTAAATTAATTGCTGTTGCAGAACTTAGAAAAGATGCTGTTGCATTCATTTCTCCTTATAGAGGAGCAATGATTTCTGATAGTTCTGATCAAGATGCAGTACAAGTATTGAGTGATGCAGACATTACCGATAATGTCATTGAGTTCTATGAACCAATAACATCTTCATCATATGCAGTATTCGATAGTGGATACAAGTATATGTTTGATAGATTTGCAAATTCATTCAGATATATCCCTCTAAATGGTGATATTGCTGGATTATGTGCAAGAACTGATATCAATCAGTTCCCTTGGTTCTCACCTGCTGGTACATCAAGAGGTGCAATTAATAATGCAGTAAAACTTGCATATAATCCAACTAAGGAACAAAGAGATCGTCTCTATTCTGCAAGAATAAACCCAGTAATAAACTCACCTGGTGCTGGAATAATATTATTTGGTGATAAGACTGGATTTGCTAAAGCATCTGCATTTGATAGAATCAATGTTAGAAGATTGTTCATCTTCCTTGAAGATGCAATTTCTGCTGCTGCAAAAGATCAACTCTTTGAATTCAACGATGAAATTACAAGAACAAACTTTGTAAATATTGTTGAACCATTCCTCCGTGATGTTCAGGCTAAGCGAGGTATTCAAGATTATGTTGTTATTTGTGATGAAACAAATAATACTGCTGCGATTATTGATGCAAATGAGTTCGTTGCAGATATATACATTAAGCCTGCAAGGTCAATCAACTTCATTGGTCTAACATTTGTTGCCACTAGAACTGGCGTTTCATTTGATGAAGTAATCGGTAACGTTTAAGTAATTTAGAGGTTTAAAAACAATGCCAAGTAGAGTTCAACAGAACAGTATTCCACTAAGGAAAATCAGTGACTTCAAGAGTAAGTTAACTGGTGGTGGAGCTAGGCCGAATCTCTTTGAGGTTGAATTAGCATTTCCTGCAGCAGTTGCCGTTGAAAACGATGTTTTGCAAAAAGCAAGATTTTTAGTTAAAGCAGCAGCACTTCCAGCATCAACGGTTGCTCCAGTTGAAGTTCCATTCAGAGGTCGTATTTTAAAGATCGCTGGAGATAGAACATTCGAAACATGGACAATCACGGTTCTTAATGACACAGACTTTGTTATTCGTTCTGCTTTTGAAAAGTGGATGAATGTTATTAACAGTATGGAAGATGCAACTGGTCTTCAAAGTCCAGAAGAGTATCAAAAAGATGCCATGGTACATCAGTTAGATCGTGATGCTGGTATCCTAAGATCTTATAAGTTCTGGGATATTTGGCCAACTAATATTTCTACTATTGATTTGAACTATGAGACTACGGATACTCTTGAAGAGTTTACTGTAGAAATGCAAGTTCACTGGTGGGAAGCATACAAAGGTACTTCATCTGCGGCTGGCGGTGAAGATATTAGATAAATAGTGCTATAATAGGTAAAAAGATTATACGATGGCAAAACTATTTGGCTTTTCTATTGGAGACAAAGAAAAGAAATCCCCCTCTGTAATATCCCCCGTTCCTCAGAATAATGAGGACGGGGTTGATAATTATATTAGTAGTGGATTTTATGGTTCTTATGTAGATATTGAGGGTGTCTATAGAACTGAATTTGATTTGATCAAGAGATATCGTGAGATGGCATTACATCCAGAATGTGATGGTGCCATTGAAGATGTTATTAATGAAGCAATTGTTAGTGACTTATATGATTCTCCTATTGAGATTGAGTTATCTAATTTAAATGCTAGTGATAAATTAAAAAAAGCAATTAGAGATGAATTTAGAAATATTAAAGAGATATTAGATTTTGATAAAAAATCACATGAAATACTAAGAAATTGGTATGTTGATGGAAGATTATTTTATTTTAAAGTAATTGATGTCAAAAAACCAGAAGAAGGTATACAAGATTTAAGATATATCGATCCCATGAAGATGCGGTATGTTAGACAAGAGAGGAAGGATAAAAAAAATGATTATATGAATATAAAATCTAATAGTATGGGTGATAATGAAAAACTTGTAAGCCCTGAGATTGATGAATACTTCATATATACGCCAAAACCTGCATATCCTGCAGGAATGATGTCCAGTGGTGGTGGAGCAAAAGGAATTAAAATTGCAAAGGATTCAGTAACTTATGTAACATCTGGTCTTGTAGATAGAAATAAAGGAACTGTTCTTTCATATCTTCATAAAGCAATTAAGGCACTTAATCAACTGAGAATGATTGAGGATAGTCTTGTTATTTACAGATTGTCAAGAGCACCAGAAAGAAGAATTTTTTACATTGATGTTGGTAATTTACCAAAAGTTAAGGCTGAACAATACCTTAGAGAGGTAATGAGTCGTTATAGAAATAAACTAGTATATGATGCAAATACTGGTGAAGTTCGTGATGACAGAAAGTTCATGTCTATGATGGAAGATTTCTGGCTACCAAGAAGAGAAGGTGGTAGAGGAACNGAAATNACNACACTTCCAGGTGGACAAAACCTTGGAGAACTTGCTGATATTGAATATTTCCAAAAGAAACTTTATCGTGCATTACAAGTTCCTGAATCAAGAATTGCATCTGATGGTGGATTTAATTTAGGTCGTTCATCAGAAATCTTAAGAGATGAACTTAAATTTGCTAAGTTTGTTGGTAGATTGAGAAAAAGATTTGCACACATGTTTACAGATATGCTCAAGACTCAGTTACTCTTGAAGAATATTGTAACTCCAGAAGATTGGAAAACAATTAGTGAGCATATTCAATATGATTTCTTATATGATAACCAATTTGCCGAACTTAAAGAAACTGAATTACTAGAAGGAAGATTAACTTCACTTGCTACAATTGAACCATTCATTGGTAAGTATTATTCTAATGAATGGGTTCGTAAAAATGTTCTTCGTCAAACTGATAGCGAAATAATTGAGATGGATGAACAAATTGAAAAGGAAATTGAAGAAGGTATTATTCCAGATCCAGCAGCAATTGATCCAATAACTGGAGAACCATTACCTGATGAAGGTATGATGGGAGAACTTCCAATGGATCCTGATATTGATGCTGGAATTACTAATGCACAGTTAGGAAAAGATACTAAGAAGGCAGAGATATAAATAAAGAATAGGATTATATTAATTTTCATGGAAGAAATTGTCAATTTGATAGCAACTGATTCATCAGCAACTGATATTAGTGATAGATTGAAAGATGTTTTGTTTGCAAAAGCAGCAGAAAAAATAGATGCTCAAAAGGCATCTGTGGCAACTTCAATGTTTGATACTAGTACACCCGAAACAGAAACAGAAACCGAACCCCCTGAGGATCAAGAATAATGGCCAACATTACCCAAGTATTAGGTGCAGAAGCAGCATTACCTACATCTACTGGTACTGCTAGTAGTATTACTAACGCACCAATAGTTCGTCTTTATAATTCACACGCAAGTAATGATTATCTGGTAAGTGTTGTAGCAAGTCAGGGTGGTGCTGCTGTTGGTTCTTTTACGATGCCAGCTCAATCAGTTGAGTATTTACGAAAAGAGTATACTCAATGTATTTTTGCAGAACACGCCTCTGTATTATGTGCCAAAGTAGGATTTACTAATTAAGAAAATGAAACTCATTACCGAAGAAATTTCAAGCGTTAAGTTTATCACCGAAGGAAAAGGTGCTAAAAAGAAAATGTATATTG